GTTACATTATATGTAACATCACCAGTTGTAATTGAACTCAATATATCATTCACACTGCTAAGATTGCTATATGACGGTGATTTACTTACCGAAGCAGTATTATTAGAAGTATCTAACCAATAAAGAATTCCACTAGAATCCGTGAAAGATGGTGGTGGAGATACAGTAAATGCAACGATAATTGCCCTGTAATTATAATCTACAGTTTCTGCCTGAGTAAATAATATTTCTGCAGTACCTGCATCAACAATTGTAATGGTATTTCCAGAAATGGTTGCGATTGTGTTATCTATGCTAGAATAAGTAAAAGAACCGGTACTATTAGAACTTGGAGCAGTAATTGCAAATGGGGCATCTCCGTAGGTTTTATTTGGAATAGACGCATTTATGGTAGGAATGGCTTTTACAGGCATAATAGTTAAACTACTGATATCACCTCCAGATGCATATACAGTTTTATCTGTCATTATCACAATCGTTTGTGCATACTCACAAGTAACCGATTCAGGTACTTTTCCCGAAGGAATGGTAGTCATTGTAACCAAAATATTGCTATTAATGGTGGTTCCATTGCCGAATTGTCCACTACCGTTTTCTCCACAAGAATATATAGTTATTTCATTCGTACTTAAATCTCTCATTTTTACTGCTGTATAATTGTAACCACAGCTAACTGATTCCGCAACTTTTCCCGAAGGTACCGTTGTCATTGGAAGTAAATTCGTATTAGTATCATTTGTTCCATTCCCTATTTGACCACTAGAATTATACCCACAACTATATAGTATTACTTCATTTGTACTTACATCCCTCAATGCCATAATAATATGAGCATATCCACCCGCAACTGATACAGCCACATTTCCTGAAGGAACGGATGTCATTGGAATCAAACCATACGATTGATTGGTTGTTCCATCACATAATTGTCCATACCAATTTGCACCACAACCATAAATGGAGCCATCGGTCATTATCACATAGGTATTGTTAAGTCCGCAAGTAACTGATTGAGGAACTTTTCCTTCGGGAATACTCATTAGATCCAAAAAAAGATTATTACCACCTCTACCTAATTGTCCCTGATTATTAGTACCACATGAATATATGCTTAGTTCATTGGTACTTACATCCCGCATTATGACAGCAGTATGTTCATCTCCACAACTAACTGATTCTGCCATTTTCCCGGAAGGTATTATCATTGGAATCAAAAAATAACTACGCTTTTCATTCCCCGATTGTCCAGAGTTATTATTACCGCATGCATAGATGGTTCCATCCGTCATTATTGCGACTGTATTCGTATATCCATATGCGACAGATTGGGCCACTTTTCCATAAGGCATTATCATTGGTGTCAATTTATCATTGTTAGAAGTCGTGTTATTACCCAACTGACCAGTATCATTACTGCCACGAGAATACAAGAGTCCATCTTTAATCATCACCGTATGTTGACTAGATGATCCCAATAAATATTGATAATATTCAATCTTTTTATTGAAATATATATTTTCAATATCCTCACTTGTACTTTCCATTACCCAATCGCCCCCATATTGAAGATTTCCACTACTATTATTGGATGCACCTATCACTGCACTTGTGTTCGCCGTTAATATATTATAAAATTTCTTCCAAAGTGGATCATTTAAAGTGTTACATGCCAAAAAATCCACATTCTTTATTTGGAACTCTTTAATGATATATATTAATAATCTTGTATTCTCATTTATTACATCAGAACCAGGTTGAAATAAAGGTTGTTCATTTAAAAATGTGTAATTCGGACCATGGGATTCAAATGCGATTCCAATACGTTGAATTGTTGGATACTGTTGTAAAAAATGCAACAGTGTTTCTCTTAAAGTATCACGTGAATAATAGAATGATGTTGTAGAATCGTTACATGAATTTGCAAATACAGAAGAATCTTTTAAGGCGGAATCTATCAATAATACATTAGTAATCATAGTGCAATGTATTATATATCTTAATATCAAAGAAAAATACACTGCACAAATGGTACAAATATCCATTTATAAATTACAATATTGGACATTTGTGAATAACATCCCGTTCAAAAGTCATATAGAAATTCCCAATAATAGATAGATAAGATGTCCTATAAAAAAATCGAACTACCTATACATCCAACCGTAAAAGAAAAACTCGATGCGTTTTATAATTCAAAACAAATCCCCCATCTCATTTTCCACGGATCATCCGGTACTGGCAAACGCAGTATCGTGCAACAATTCCTCCACCGAATTTACCAAGGGGATAAAGCGAAAATGAAATCCAATATCATGTTTGTCAATTGTGCCCATGGAAAAGGGATCAAATTCATCCGTGAAGAACTCAAATTTTTCGCGAAATCCAATATCCAATTCAATTGTGGAGTTCTGTTCAAGATCATCGTCCTTTTAAATGCGGATAATTTGACGATCGATGCACAGAGTGCATTGCGCCGATGTATCGAACTCTTTAGTAACAATACCCGTTTTTTCATCATTGTGGAGAATAAACACAAGTTGCTCAATCCCATATTGTCCCGATTCTGCGAGATATATGTCCCCGAATATACGGATTCGCAAAATCGCATTGTCAATCTACATCAATATAATCTATGTGACACATACGAAGAGTTCCAGTGCGATCGTCATATAGACCCAATTATGGTGGGTGTCCCCACGGATCCCACGCATTATTATTTGGCGAATCTGGCCACGCAATTATACGAATCCGGGTTTTCTACACTCAATCTCATCGATTGGATCAAACGTTCGACTGGATCCGGCGATAAGGTCGGTATATTGAAAACGACAAATATCGTCATGCGATTTCATCAGATGAAACATGAATATCGATGTGAGAAACTATTGTTATTGTGCATTCTAGATTTATTCTATATGACTTGATTGGATGCGCGTATATTGATATAATATATTTTCCGGGGAAAAATATATTATGGACGATTTTGTCATTTCGAATTTACACGAAGCGCGAAATGAATGGTGTAGTCGTCTCATTTCCACCTTCACGCCTTTAGTCATTGAAGGGATCCGATCACTATTTAACGAATCGTGGAAATTGTGCGAAGATACGGACGAATTGAATAAATACCTCATGACTTTCCAGAATCTATTATCGCGAGTCCCCAAATGGAATTCCATCATTATCGAAGAAGAGAGGAATCGGATCATTCAACGAAGTGGATGTAATTATTTAGAAGATTTGATTACTTGCGTACATATTATTCAATTGAAAGTCATTACATCGATCCGTGTAGGGAATAAACAGAAGAAGATTGATATTTCGATTCCGAAATTAGATGCATTTATTCATAAGATCTATATTCACACCGCGCGAAAACTATACATGAATGTCTATCTCTTTGAGAAAAAGATCTCGCCATTACAGATGCAGAAAAATAATCGCGAACTTGAAATGATTGTCCAAGAATGTATCATGACGGCGATAAGAGAGAGTATCCCCACAGAAGCCATTATACGGGCATATATGGACGAAAGTATCGAGCAGGAAGAAGAAGTCGTCATTGAAAATATAGAAGATCCTACTCTAATCCGTTCTGACGAAGAAAGTGACGAATCCAAAAAGCCAGAGACGAAAGATGTGGATGACGAAGAAACTCCGAATATCGTACCCTCCATTACAGATTTGAACGATGAACCGGTAATTACGCGATTAACATTCAACGACTATGATTCCGTATTGAACGGCGAAGATAGCGAAGAAATCGTGAATGCACCGAAAACAATCGAGCGATTAGAGGAGATTTCTACTGAACGCGCACTTCAACGAAAATTAGAAGAAGAAGAAGAAGATACGGAAGATAAAATCAAGATACATACCGATATGGTCGATTTGAACGATCTTGGTATTTTGAGTATGGACGGAGAAGATAGTAATAATAACCTATCGGACGATATTGTTCTGAATGATATTGAGGAATTATTCTAAACATCCTATCCTATCCGATCCTATAGATGAATTGTACCGCGTTTGTCATATAGAACTATTTGCGCGACATATTCTATTAAAATGGAAAAAATATTCCTTATGGCGATTTTTGCGACGGCCCTTTTTTGTTTTGCAAAATTTGTGGAAATGAAATATTTAGAAGAAGAGGTGAAACCCCTTAAATTATTAGTCCGCGATTCTGCGATTGTTTTTGCAGGCGCATTGCTTTCGGGATACATGTTCTTATCCATGGACAGTTCCATGACGGATTTTTTCAACGTCATTACCGAAAATAAAACGGTTGAACCCGACACCACTCAGATATTTACTGATGCCCCCGGGTTCTAGATCACATAAAAAATATATATGTATTGCCCTATACATATATACTGTTTGTTTGTTTGCTTGTTTGCTTGTTTGTGTTTAACCGATATTTATAGAGTAGATTCGTACTTTTCGTAGTTTTTCTTGATGCGACGCATCAAATGAATACATCCGAGCGTCCTCACATATCCGTCGTCGATTTCCTTTTTCTCCATCATCTTCGTGTTGATTTGCGGAATCAACCTCTCAACTGCCTCAATCACCGATTTTACGAATTTTTGGTGTACTGCATCCGATAGTTGGCGTAGTGAATTCGATTGTTCAAGGTGTTTATAGAAATTGTCCACCATTCTATATATTTTCACAAGTATCCGAATCTTTTCATTGAATATCCTCGTTTTCGAAAACTCTTCAAATATACCTATTATTTGAAGAGCAATTGTCGACTTATACTCCATTTTTTGCATCATTCGTGTTTTCATTCGTGTAAGCATATTTAACTGATTATCACATCATAATCAATAAAAAAAGTATTTCAATTTTGTACCCATCAGTCATAACCACCGGATATGTATCAAAACCCCGCCAGTAATTGTCCTATAGGACTTAATGTGGGGTGGGTCATTTCGTCTTCCCGCCGTTTTTCTACAAATTCGTAATTCACCGGATGATGTGTCGTGGCACGAAGATGTGTATAATGTTTCTTTTTACGTTTGATGGTGATTTTATCCGTCATATTTCGCGGATAATAACACAGATTTATACCCATTCGCATATTCGCGCATTTCCGACCTTGTATTGCCCCTACATCACAATGTAGTAACGTATTGTCCCATAGAATCAAATCCCCGCGGAGACAGTGGATCCGGCGATGAATACCTAGATCGTCGGATTTATCCGATTTTTCCACGATACAAATTGTGGAATCTCCGCGATGGATATCGACCGCGGTAATATATCCGCGGATCATTTTTATATTTCGATGTGGATTTTGTTTGAATTTGATTTTCTTGAACCATCCTTGATTCGTATATTCTGGGGGGAATTCGACTATGGCAGGTTCGAAGGAAACGAGCAATTCTTCTATAGGACAATTCCAGTATTCTGCAAATATATTCGCCACCGATTTATTCTGTCTTACATCCCATACAAATTGTTCATGTGTCATTTTGTACTTGTGAAGATCAGTGTATCCAGTCGTCCATGTATCGACGTTGTTTCTGACAATCGTCGTTGTTTTTTCTATATGACTCCATGTACTGTTTTCTATATGATTGCATTCGTCTTCGTCTAGTATCCCCGGTATTATAGCAATACCATATTCGTCGAGCATTTCCATACACTGTTCCGGAGTTGTCAGATAAGATTCATATTCATATTCGTCGAATAACTCTCTCGTTTTCTTGGAAAGTTTCATGATATCAAAGTAGATTTGTTATCATGAACCTATGTAATTATAAAGTAATTCAATTTTGAAGGGAATGGATACGCAATATATCCGCGGGACTATTTACATTGATGATTTCGAATTGTTTTTCCGGGGGTAATTCGACGCCTTCTACGGGAGATCCGCAATTCCATAATATTTCTATGAGATCCGTCAAATAATACTCTTGTGCCCGATTTTCATTCGCGATTTTGTCAATATGTGATAAAAGGTCCGATAGAGAAAATGCATAGATTCCGCCATTGACAAATGGAATATTCCGTTGTTCTTCGGTACATTCCTTTTCTTCCACTATTTTTTCTATGTGATTATTGTTAAAGACGATACGTCCATTTCCCCGTCTCGTTTCCTTATCGGAAATGGCCGTATAAAGGAGTGTGTTTTTTGCACCTTTTTGCATATCCAAAGTATCCCCATTTCCACTCGGCATTTCAGATGAAGAATGGTGATCGAGTATTGTATTGAGCGTTTGCAATTGAATCAATGGGACATCGCCGGATAAGATGAGGACACGTTCGGCTTTATTATGATCATATGCATTTGTCATATAGGATATACATGAATAAATGGCACCTGCGGTGCCGGGGCGATCGCCTTGTACGATATATTCTATAGGACATTGCCATGGATATTGGTTGATTGCAGTTTGAATCATTTGTGAATTTTGGGTATTTACCACGATGGCGATTTTGTTATTTTTCAATTGTTGAGCAATGAGTAAAATATGATGGATCATGGGATGTGTTGTTTTTGTCGTTGGATTATATACCTCGACAAGTACCTTTGGTGTAGTACCGGAATTCATTCGTTTTCCTTGACCTCCTGCTAGAATGATTGTAATCATATAAGAGTATGATTGTAGATCTTTATCTTTGTTTTTTTGTAAAAATATTGTATTGTTTGTAAAAGTTCCATTATCGAATAAAATAGTAAAACTAAATGTATGCAGTAGTAATAATACCAATTATAAAAAAAGAAGACGATTGTTCAGGATTATAACACATATAATATATTGTTTTCTACAAAACAAAAAAATATATTACAATATTATAATATGGCATCTAGTTCTATGAAATGGCAAATTACTTTTTTTTCGGCGTTTTTATTTCTTTTGATAGTCAATCCATATACATACACACTTACTCAAAGACTTTTAGGCTCAATTGTCGGAAAAATATGTGACGAAAACGGTTGTCCCACAACTCTCGGATTAGCTATACATACTATAGTATATATTCTTCTAGTGCGTTTTTCGATGGATTTACATTTATTCAAGGACTAATTTCCAAGTCTAAGAATCTCGGCTATTTATCAAAATAGTCAATCGCACATTTTTTATGGATAAACATTCCGAATTCTAGTTGGTCAATATTATTATCATAAACATCAAATCAAATTTCGTCTTTCACATCTTCAAATAAAAACAGGGAAGATGTGAAAGTAAGACCATCGTAGGTGAAATTCCTACTATTGATTTTACATTTTTTCTTATTTTTTAGCGTCTATAATGGACGTTTTCACAAGTTATGAAATGAGAAAAGGTGTATAAAATATTGGAAATTCTATCTTTCCAAAACCCCTAAAATTCATCGATCCAATCATTTTACAAAAGTTGGATTTATCGGATTTTCTATCTTTCCAAAACCCCTAAAATTCATCGATCCAATCATTTTACAAAACTTGGATTTATCGGATTTTCTATCTTTCCAAAACCCCTAAAATTCAT